AACAAATCAATTTCATTGTGCGTTACGGATTAGCGCAAGATTTATATTTGATTGACGAAAACACGAATGTAAATGTTTACGTTCCTAACATTCAAATATTACCGAATGATTACTATACGGCGGCTATTGGTATTTTTCCAACTAAAGAAAATCACTTTTACTGGCTTCAGGTATATGATGCGAATCAAAACCTAATTTTAAAGGAACGAATGTTCTGCACAAATCAACCTATAAATACATTCTCGGTTAACAACGGGCAGTACATATCAAATCAAACAACTAACGACTTCATAATGTATGAGTAATAACGTACACATTTTACAACTTGCGGAATATCAACAACCGACTATCCAAGAATCTAAACGAGATGCGTGGGTAGAGTTCGGAGAAGATAACAACTACTTCAATTACTTAATTGATAGGTACACGAAATCAACCACAAATAGCGCAATTATAAACAACGTAAGCCGTTTAATTTACGGCAAAGGACTTAGCGCTTTAGATGCTTCGAAAAAGCCTAACGAGTACGCTCAAATGATGACATTGTTTAGTCCTGAATGTTTGCGTAAAATGGTATTTGATAGGAAATTATTCGGTCAATTCGCTATTCAAGTTCATTACAATGACAAGCACGATAAAATCTTAAAGGTTTATCACATACCCGTTAATCTATTAAGAGCGGAAAAGTGCAACGAGAAAGGCGAAATAACGGGTTACTATTATTCGGATAACTGGGAAAATGTACGCAAGTTCCCACCAACTCGTTTTAGTGCGTTCGGTTACTCACAAGACAAAATCGAAATAATGTTCGTTAAGCCTTACGGAGTTGGAATGAAATACTACGCTTATCCTGACTATCAAGGTGCGATACCTTACGCAGTTTTAGAAGAAGAAGTATCCGACTATTTAATCAACGAAGTTCAAAACGGATTCTCAGGAACTAAGGTGGTCAACTTTAACAATGGAGTACCTTCGGAAGAACAACAAGACCTAATAAGTCAAAAGGTATTAAGCAAGTTAACCGGTTCGAAAGGTCAAAAGGTTATTGTAGCATTCAACTTAAACGCAGAATCAAAAACTACGGTAGACGATATTCCATTGAATGATGCGCCAGACCATTACACCTACCTATCGGAAGAATGTTTACGAAAAATAATGTTAGGTCATAACGTAACAAGTCCGCTTTTATTCGGGATTGCTTCATCTAATGGATTTTCATCTAACGCAGACGAATTACAAAACTCGTTTATTCTATTTAACAATATGGTTATTAAGCCATTTCAAGACGAAATAATCGAAGCATTTGATAGAATATTAGCGTTTAACGGCATAGCTTTAAAGTTATTCTTTAGGACTTTAAAACCGCTTGAATTTACCGACTTAGAAAACGCAACTACTGAAGACCAAGTAACTGAAGAAACAGGCGCAGACACAACCAATTTAAAGACGAATAAACTTGAAACGATTTTATCCGAGTTTGGCGAATACCCAAACAAAGATTGGTTGTTGATTGATAGCGCTCCAGTTGACTACGATTTAGACGAAGAAGAAAACACTCGTTTAAAAGGCGAAAAATCTTTATTCACTAAATTGATTGAGTTAGTAAGTAGTGGTGTTGCATTCCCTAACGCACGTTCGGAACAAGACCAAATAATTAACGGAGTTAAATTCGTTACTCGTTATGTTTACGAAGGCGAAGACGGTGGAAAAAGTGGTAAATCTCGTGAATTTTGCACCTTAATGAAGCGTATGGGTAAAATCTATCGAAAGGAAGACATTATGCGTATGAATGAAAGCGTAGTAAATTCGGGTTTTGGCCCTGAAGGCGCAGACACTTACGATATTTGGTTCTACAAAGGTGGGCCAAATTGCCACCACCGCTGGAACAAACAAGTTTACGCTCAGTTCGATGCACAATTCGGAATAGATATTTACTCACCTAACGCTAAACAAATAGCAGTTCGCAAGGCTGAATCGTTAGGATACTACATCAAAAATGATTCTTTAGTTTCACAACGACCTATTGATATGGAAAATAGGGGATATTTAAACCCACGATAATGGCAGAAGCATTACTAATAACACGAGATGATTTGGTGCGATTTACCGCACTTAACGGCAACATTGATACGGATACATTCATACAATGGATTAAAGTCGCTCAGGATATTCATATACAACAATACACG